CAAGAGTCATTCACTGCTCGTTTTAATCACGAGACAGTGGCTATGGGTTTCTCTATTACAGAGGAAGCTATGGAAGACAATTTGTATGACAGCCTATCAGCACGTTATACAAAAGCACTTGCTAGAGCTATGGCTTACACAAAGCAAACAAAGGCAGCGGCACTTCTGAACACTGGTTTTGATACATTCACCTCTGGTGATGGAGCTTTCCTATTTAGTGCTTCCCACGGTACAGTGGCAGGCGGTAACAATAGGAACCAACCATCAGTAGCGGCTGATCTCAACGAAACATCTTTGGAGCAGGCAGTGATTGACATTGCGGCTTTCGTAGATGAAAGAGGTCTATTGATTGCAGCGAAGCCAAGGAAGTTGATTGTTCCACCTGCATTGATGTTTACAGCAACTAGATTGCTACAAACAGATTTGAGAGTGGGAACTTCTGACAATGATCTAAACGCTATTAAAACCAATGGGTCTATCCCAGAGGGATATAGAGTTAATCATTACCTAACAGATAGTGATGCTTTCTTTATAATCACAGATGTTCCAAACGGAATGAAGCATTTCGTTAGAACTCCTATGGCTACTGGCATGGACGGTGACTTCAATACTGGAAACGTAAGATACAAAGCAAGAGAGAGATACTCTTTCGGTGTATCTGATCCACTTGGAGTATATGGTTCAACAGGAGCCGCATAAACTAGCAAAAACTGGGGGCAAGAAATTGCCCCCTTCTAATTTACCTTGACAGCGTAAGCTGACATTTGCCACTACAAGGAGAATAACATGGCTAACTCAACATTCGCAGGACCTATTCGTTCAAAGAATGGTCTTAAAACAGTATCTCAAAATGCAACAACAGGAGTTATTACTGAACAAATAGTAGCTTCTAGTGGTGGTGTTTTAGAGGTACAAAAAGTAGCGACATCAGGAAGAGACAATATCGTAGCAGCAGGTACAACAACTGGTGCAAACAATTCTAGTCTTGGAACGGCAGCTACAATATTCAACGTAACTCCAAATGCACACGGTTCTGGTATTGCAGATGCCTCTATTAACACATTCATAAATAAAATTGGTGGTGATATTATAACCACAATATTGGTTGATCTACATGGTGGTCTAGCATCAGGTGGTACAGCCGATGATGTTATCGGTACAGATGGTGGGGCAGCAAATGCCTATATCGCTGAACTTACAAGTGCTGTAAACGGCATACCCTACTTAGTAGAGTTCATGTGCCTAGAGGTTCCAACAGGTGGTGATCCAGATATTAACCTAGTGTGTTCTGCAACAGGAACAACAGCAGAAAATGCGGCTGTAACAAGTGGTACAGTGCTGTTTAATAATGGTGACTTAACATTGGGTCTTCATAATGAGGCAGATGGAGGAACAACATTATCTGCTCTTACTAAAAAGTTTCTTTATCTAACTTCAGGTGATGCTACGGAAGCAGCGTACACAGCAGGTAAAATTATGATTAAGATACACGGAGCAGCTTTCGACTTTGCTAACGGTTAAATAGGGGGATAACATGGCTGATGCAGTAACATCACAAACCCTTTTTGATGGCGATAAGCACGTTGTTATGAAATTTACTAATATTTCTGATGGCTCTGGTGAGTCTGCTGTAAAGAAGGTCGATGTCAGTGAACTGAATGCAGATATATATGGCAATACTTGTAGTAGTGTCGCCATAGAGAAAATCTGGTGGCAGTGCATAGGCATGAAGGTTCAGTTGTTCTTTGATGCAACGTCTGATGCTTTTATCATAGAGTTAGGTGAAAATCAGAGTGGTCATCACGACTATAGTGAGTTTGGTGGTTTGTCTAATAACGCAGGTTCTGGAAAGACAGGTGATGTGGACTTTACTACTATAGGTCACTCTAGTGCTGATACCTACACAATCACTCTAAAGATGCGTAAAACGTACTAAAGTGTTCGATCCAGTAACTATTTCCGTTGCAGTTTCAACGGCAAGCACAGCATTCAACGGTCTAAAGCGAGCTTTTGCGGCAGGGAAAGATTTAGAATCCATGTCGCAAGACCTTTCTAGATGGATGGGTGCTGTTAGTGATGTGGACGCAGCACACAACTCTGCCAAAAACCCCACTATGTTTCGTAAGGTGTTTAGTGGTGGGAGCATTGAGCAGGAAGCAATAGAAGCCTTTACTGCAAAAAAGCGTCTAGAAGAACAAAGATACGAACTCCAACAGTTTATTAAGTTTAAACATGGCACAGCATCATGGGATGAGCTTTTACGCATGGAAGGTCAAATACGGAAACGTAGGCAACAAGAGATATATGATAAAAAGATATTTAGAGAAAAAGTTATTGGTATCGTGGCAATTACCATTGTCCTTATCGTTGGCATTGGTTTTCTTGGTGGTTTCGTCTACTCCCTTATGGGTATTGACAGAGGATGGTGGTTATCAGACTAGAGATAATTGCGTCCGTAAACAAGGTGGTCAAGAGACATTTGAGTGGATTTGCACTGATGGAACTATCATCTATATGGCACAGTCGGATAATATTAAACAATGTTATACCTGTTTTCTAAAGAAATTTAGCGACTGGACTTGGGAACAGGAAAAAAGAAAAGGTATTAGAGAAGACCCCAAATATGTAACGTGTAGACGATATAAAAGAAAACAAGCTAAAGGTGGGAAGCAAGTGTGTCTATATAGGGGAGCTAATAATACATATACGTTAGTTGTTGAGGGTCAGTGTCCAGTAGAGTTTCAATGTAAATACGATCCTAACAGTAAAGAGCCAAATATTGATAGTGTTGTGGATTCTTTAAATGATAGCTTCAAATGAAAACACTAGTTTTTATTCTTGTAATTTTAGAAGGATCAGAAATATATGATGACACCATGCAATATGGTAGCATTGATAGGTGTAGTTGGTATGCCGATAAGATAAACTTGTACAACCAAAAACAAACAAGGAATACCTACTCAGCCCACTGCAAACCATTAGTTATTGAAAAGAATGAAGATTAGTATATAATGGAAAAAAAGTTCAAGTGAACTTTTAGGGAGATATAATGGCTGTAGTTACACCAGACCTACCAGAACTTTTTGAGGAGGCTTATGAGAGAGCAGGTCTTGAAATGCGTTCTGGGTATGACCTTAAGACAGCTAGACGTAGTTTCCAAATATTAACATTAGAGTGGCAAAATAGAGGTATTAACCTTTTTACCATAGAGTCTGGAACATTATCTTTGTCAGCAGGTACAGCCACATATACGCTACCAACAGACACTATTGATATTATTGAGCATACTGTAAGAACAGGTACAGGAACATCGCAACTGGATACCAATGTCAGTAGAATAAGCGTATCTACGTTTGCTCAGAAATCTAACAAGAACACACAGGGAAAGCCAAACCAGATATTCGTGCAGAGATTGGCAGGATCAACAACAGTAACACTGCACCCAGTTCCAGATACAACCTACACATTGGCATTTTTTAGATTAAAAGGTATAGATAGTATTTCGTCTGGAATAGCAGGAACAACGACAAGTCATGTGCCACCACGTTTTGTGCCATGTTTAGTGTCGGGTTTAGCGTACTACATAGCAATGAAAAGACCAGAAGTTGCAAACAGAGTGCAAGCACTAAAGCAAGAGTATGAGTTTCAGTTTGAATTAGCAGCAGGTGAGGACACGGAAACAGCTTCTATTAAGTTCGTACCTCACAATACATTCTTTACGGTTTAATATGGGAAGATCAACAGGTAAATACGCATTTGGTATATGCGATAGAACTGGATTCAGATATCCAATCAACGAGCTAGTATTTGAGTTTAGTAACGGAAAGAGAACAGGACTTCGTGTCGGAAGAGATGTTGCTGACAGAGATCATCCACAAAACTTTGTAGGAAGAATTAAAACCAACGACCCACAATCACTAAGAGATGCCAGACCAGATAGAATAGAACCTTTTTTACTCCAAGTTGGGGTAGCGAGGTTTGATGACTTTGATGCAAAGATAGAACCTATATTTGCACAAGTTGGTACGGTATCAGTAACGATAAGCTAATGGCATATTTACAGAGCAACATACCTCACTTTAAATGTTGGGTGAGAAGAGAGTACACACACAATCATCAGAAGTATCATGGTGAGTTCTTACACGCTATGGCAATAGCTGTAACATCAATGCCTAATAGATGTTTGTCTTTTCAAGTAATATTTACAGGATGTGAGTCAGATGATACTGATGATCCAAACGTGCATGGTGGAGCTATGTGGGCTAGGATGCCAATTACAGCTTTAGTAGCAGATACTCCAGTAGAGGAATGGGCAAACCCAATGCCTGTTCATATGACCCAACCGTGGGATTGTTCCTCCCGAACCCATGCGGTATATGTTATGGACAGGGCGACACCATGCCCTTGGGTAGCAAAGATAGATGGAAACTTTTATCCTGCTAAATATTATTTTACTGTGGACTATACAGATAGTGAGATAGCTGATGATCCTGCTCAACACAAACAAAGTCATGTATTGGAGTTGCTAGATGCAGGAGAGTGGACAGGTAATATAGTAGCTTTACCAAATAACAGAGTGCGTGTTACGCATCCTGCGTGGTTTGAGACAGGCGAAGGTCCCCCTGACTTTTTGCCGTCACAGCATATTCACTATTCAAAGTCAGATTTAGATTATGTCTTGGATGTTAATCAGATTTTTGATAATCTATACGCAGGTAAAAAGAGCAAGAAATGAATTATACAGAATTAACAAATGCTATCAAGGAATACACAGATAACACCGAAACTACTTTTGTTAATAATATTCCTAACTTCGTCAGACAAACAGAGGAAAGAATATATCGATCTATTCTTATCCCAGAACTCAGAAAGAACGTAACAACATCGGTTACATCTAGTAATAGATTTCTTGCAAAACCGACAGATTTCCTAGCTGTGTTTTCTATAGCTGTAGTAGATGGCAGTAGTAACTATTCTTTCTTGCTACCAAAAGATGTGAACTTTATACGAGAAGCCTATCCTGCTACAGCAACAACAGGTCTTCCTGTATATTACTCTTTGTTTGATGGAGACAACTTTCTTATAGCTCCAACGCCAGACTCTGGATACGCAGTGCAACTGCACTACTACTATGACCCACCATCAATAGTTACATCGACCACCTCCTGGCTTGGAGACAATGCAGAATCAACATTGCTATATGGAAGCTTGGTAGAAGCATCTACCTTTATGAAGGGTGAGCCAGACATAGTAGGCTTTTATAAAACAAGATACGATGAGGCATTAGAGGGATTACGACAGTTAGCTGATGGCAGAAACAAGAGAGACAGTTATAGAAACGGTGAACCAAGGATAATGTAATGTTAATGGAACTACCCAAAACACCCATAGTAAATGTACATACAACAGAAAATAGAGGTTTTACTCCAGAAGAAATAGCCAAGAGGTGTTCTGATAAAATAGTAGAAGTGAGCGATAAGGCATCTCCAGAGATCAGAGAGCAAGCAAGAGCTTTCAAAGAACATCTAGAAAAAGTTATAGCGTTTTACATGAAAGAAGCTATAAAATCAGACAGAACAACTATCTACAACGCTATTAAAGATGCAGGTCAAGAACAACTTGCAGAACATATAAGGAGACTATAATGGCTATATCACAGGCAATGTGTACGTCTTTTAAAAAAGAACTACTGGAGGCAAAGCACAACTTTCTAAATAGTGGAGGCAATACGTTTAATTTAGCCTTGTATACATCTAGTGCGAGTTTAGGAGCAGGAACAACAGTATACACAACAAGCAATGAAGTATCAGGCACAAACTACACAGCAAAGGGTGCGTCTTTAACTAGAGTAGACCCAAGCACATCAGGTACAACAGCTCTTACGGATTTTTCTGATCTTACATTTAGCAATGTAACGCTTACAGCTAGAGGGGCATTGATATTTAACGATACAGCATCAGGTGATCCGTCTGTATGTGTTTTAGACTTTGGAGCCGATAAGTCAGCATCCTCTGGTGACTTCACTGTAGTTTTTCCAACGGCTGACTCAAGCAATGCGATAATAAGGATAGCCTAGTGGCATTTAAAATAGCAGACAGAGTTCGTGAAACGACAACGACTACAGGCACAGGTACAATTACCTTGGCAGGTGCAGTTACGAACTTTGAAACTTTTACTGCTAATCTGTCTAACTCTGATACAACCTATTACGCTATTATTGATAATACCAATGGTGCTTTTGAGGTTGGTTTAGGAACATTTACCTCTTCTGGTACTACGTTAGCACGATCAGTAATAGCAAGTTCTAATAGTAATAATCTTGTTAATTTTGGTGCAGGAACCAAAGATGTATTTATAACCGTACCTGCTAGTAAGATTGTCGTTGAAGACGGAAGCAATAATGTTGACATAGGGGGAACAGTAACAGCATCTGCTTTTAGTGGTAGTGGTGCAAGCCTTACAGGTGTTGATGTAGTAAGCGACGCGACTCCTCAGTTGGGAGGGGACTTGGATGGACAAAATAAAAACGTAGAGGATATTGTTTTAAGCTCTGCAACTTCCCATGTAGGTAGATATGGAAGTTCATCATCACCCTTAACATTTACAGTTACAGTTGCATCTAAATCTGGTCATCCCTATCAAGGAGATGGAAGTGGTTTAGCTTATGTTTTAAATGGAGTACAATCTCCTGCTTTAACATTGTATGGGGCAGACAGTGTAACATCAGATTCTGGTTATTATTACAGGTTTGATCAAGCAGATAGCTCAAATGGTGGTCATCCATTAAGATTTTACCTAGATGCAGCCAAAACTACAGCTTATACAACAAATGTCACAACCAATGGAACAGCAGGTAGTTCTGGAGCGTATACACAAATAGTCGTAACTAAAGATACCCCTAAGATTTTGTACTATCAGTGTAGCAGTCATGGATACATGGGAAACCATGCAGTAGTATTAGGTTCGACCAATTTAGGTGACCTATCTGTAGATTCCATAAGTCCAAGACCAACTGGAACAGACATAAACGTAGCCGTTTCCGACAATTCAGCAACAGCGTTTACAATAAAGCAAGGAACAGACAATTATCTTATCGTTGATACAGCCAATAGTAGTGAGTCTGTAGCAATAGGTACAGGCGTATCAGGAACGGCAATATCTCTTGGACACACTACATCAGAGACAACAGTAAACGATAATCTGGTAGTCACAGGTAATTTTACAGTAAACGGAACAACCACAACAGTGGATACTACAAATACAACCGTCAAAGATAGTTTGTTGGAACTAAACAGTGGAGCTACATCAAATTCAAATGATTGTGGTGTAGTTATCGAAAGAGGCTCTACTGGAGACAACGCCATAATTATGTGGGATGAGAGTGGAGATACATTTGTTGTAGGAACCACAACAGCAACAGGAGAATCCACAGGAAACTTATCCGTTACAGACGGAGCGTTACAAGCAGGTTCATTAGATATATCTGGGAACGTAGATGTAGACGGAACTCTTGAAGCTGATGCTATGACATTAAACGGTACATCAATTACAGCAACAGCAACATTAGCTACTGGAATATCAAATACAAATGTGTTAGTTGCAAATGCAAATATAGTTGATGATGATTTTCTAAGAGTTGACGGAACGAGCATCGAGGGTCTAAGTGCCTCTGAGCTTTCAACACAAATAGGCGCAGCCACAACAGACGATGCAACAGCTTTGGCAATAGCGTTAGGATAAAGGAGAAAACACATGGCAGATGACGCAATAGCAACAATACAGGTACAAGGTCTACCTGATGAAATACAAAGAGTATTTACATCAACAATGACAGTGAGTCCTTTTCCAACAGGAGGTTCAGACGATGTAAGCCAGAAATGGTATTACAAGTTAACTAGTGTGGATACCAACGATACTGACTTAATGGCAGGTTCTTTTCTGCCAAGAAATTCTATTAATGACGACACAGGATTAACAGCTATAACCACTAGCGATTTGGTTATGTTTTTGTTTATAAAAAATGTTAATAGTTCTGACGCTAGTATATTTGTTACAATAGATGGTAGTACACCTTCTTCTACAGACACAGCTAGTATACATATTGGGCAAAATGAGTTTTTCTGTGCTAGGTTGCCTAAAACCATAGTGGGTAATATTCATGCAGTATCGTCATCTGGAACAGTAGATTGTATAGTAGCGGCTCTTTTAGATGATGTAGCATAGGAGTGAATAATGGCTAATACTTTTAAAAACAAAGTAAATAGTGGAGCAAACACATCTGCTAATGCTTTGGTAAACGTATACACTGCCCCTGCAAGCACGACTACAGTTGTTATAGGACTGACATTAGCCAACACTACTACAAGTCAAATAACTGCTGATATCAAGTTAAACGCAGGACAAACTGTGTTTTTAGCAAAAAACATACCGATACCCTCTGGTTCCTCGTTTGAGTATATGGCAGGCAACAAGGTAATTATGGAAACGAGCCATACGCTGCAAGTATCATCTAATACGGCTGATAGCTTAGATACAGTAGTAAGTTTCATGGAGATCACCTAATGCCATATATAGGAAGTCCAGTACAGCAAAGCTTTCAAGCCATACCTTCTGTACAAAGAATGAATGGTACAGGAAGTGCCACAGCGTTTACTCTTGATAGGAATATTAGCAACGTGCAAGATGTCCTTATATCAGTAGATGGAGTAGTGCAAGATAGCTCTGCGTATTCCATAACAGGAGGAACAAGTCTTGTATTCTCAGAAGCACCGTCATCTGGAACAGGAAATATCTTTGTTAACTTTTTAGGAGTTACTGATGGTAGTGTTGTGCCACCAGAAGCCAATAAAGGCAACTTTAAGAATGGTGGTATGTTTCGTGTCAACTCACAGACTGTAGATGTAAACACAACCATCGAAGCAACAGAGAATGCTACAGCCACAGGACCTCTGACAGTATCTTCTGGTATAACCATCACAGTAAACTCAGGGGGTAATCTAGCAATCATATGAGCAATCTTCTAGTACAGAATATAAAGCACACGAATGGCACTACGGCTCAGACTATTGATAGTAGTGGGCGTGTTCTTACTCCTGCTAGACCAACTTTGTTTGCTGATTGTGATAATGGAAGTTCAGCAGGTTATGATACAATAGGTAATTACAGTACAGTTCCTTATAGAAATGTTATTTCTGGCTCTGGTATTTCCTTAAATACATCAACGTATGTATTTACTATTCCAATAACAGGGTTTTATCAGATTAACGCTACTATATTAAATAATAACGTAGAAGACCTTGAGATTGCTCTTACAGTTAATGGTGCAACAGGATCAGATGCTGTTCAAAGGTCTTATGCAAACTCTGATAATAGAGCTTGTTATTTACATCATGCAATGGAGCTTCAAGTAAATGATGAGTGTAGAATAGTCAACTCTTCTGGGGGTAATAGAGGATTTCACAGAAACAGAGGTGCAACTGACAGATACACATCACTTTCAGTATATCTAGTAGGATAAACAATGAGTACATTAAGAGTAAATAGCATAGGTAGTCAGGAAAAATCCACATCTTCATCTATTTATAGATTTCAAACACAGTTTATTATTAACAATGAAAATGTTGGTGGAAAAACTTTAAATACTACATCTTTTGAAGAGGTTGCTTCTGATATGAGAATCTCTATTACACCCTCTTACATAGATTCACTTATCTTAATTAAGTACCATTTTTTATTTGGAGGGGGTAACACTACCTTAGTTAGACATTTTAAAATACGAAATGTAACAACTAGCACTGATGTAGATTTAGGTCATTCAGCACAAGGCAGTCGAATAAATGTTCACGGTAGTCATAGAAATCAAGACCATGATGACAATGACGTAGATATGATGACCATTGAGACTGCTGAAATCTCTGGTTCTACAACAGCTAGAACTTATGGTTTATTTTTTAAACTTGAGAGTGGTTCTGATGATTCATATTTTAACCACACTACTACAAATTCAGCCGCTATAGGTTATGTAAAACCAATGATTACAATACAGGAAATGTCTAAATGAGTACACTATCAGTAGACACCATACAGGGAAAGACCACAGCAGGAACAGTGGCTATGCCAGCAGGTATGGTAATACAAACAGTAAGTTTATCCTCAACATCTGGAATTACTAGAACGCAAACAGCAAGTACTAGCTATGTGGCTACAGCACTCACTAATTCAATAACACCTAAGTTCCAAAATAGTAAGTTTAATGTTAGGTGTGCTGTTAGTGGTAATACCAATCAAACCAATGGAAACATTGAAGGTTTTTATATGACGTTTTATAGAAAGATTGGTAGTGGTTCATTTGCTAATATTAGGGCAACCTCAAGCGAGCATGGTGTAGGTTCTCTTTATAATACTTATGCAAGAACTCATGCACCGATGTTGCTTGAAATCATAGATGCTCCCAATACAACGAGTGAGGTATCGTACAAGTTATATATAAGAACAATAGGTTCAGCCGCAGATGTTGAAGTACCACCTGGCACAGAAGAACACGTTGAATTTATAATTCAGGAAATAGCACAATAGGAGAAAACAATGACAACAATAGCAACAGCATTAACAAGTTTAGGAATTAAAGAATGGGTACTCAGAGGAGAACCTACAACAGATGCAGAGTTTGCTTCTATGTTTCGTAAAGTCACAGGAGCAGACAGCAATGGGTCAGCCATAGAGAGTGCAGACCCAAAGGACTGGGGTGTAACTTTTTCACAGGTAGCAGGTGAAAAGACGTTACTGCAAAGCCGTGAGCCACTGCGATTGCTCCGTATAGAACGAGATAGATTACTGGCAGAAACAGATTGGACTGCGTTAGGTGATGTGACCATGTCGAGTAACATGAAAACCTATAGACAACAGCTTAGAGATTTACCTGCAAGCTCGACACCAAAGTTAGATAGTAATGGTGGTCTTGATATGACCAGTGTAACCTTTCCAACAAAACCATAGGAGTAGGAAGTGGCGTTAACAAAAGTTAGAGGAAGTGGACTAGACGGAGCTACTGCATTAAAAAATCAAGAGTTAATTCTTGATACTGACGGTGATACTAGTATACAAGCTACTACTGATGATACTGTTGTTATAAAAACTAGTAATACTACAGGTATGACAATAACAAGTGATGGTACATTTCTTCCTCAGAAAGTACCTTGTGCATTTATGTATAGAAATGGAAGTGGAGGAAATGCCGCTGCTGATTCATGGACTAAAATTGCTTTTGATGCAGAGGAGTTTGATGTTGGTGGCATTGCAGACACTACAGACAACAGGTTTGAATTTACAACTGCAACGGCAGGGGTGTATTTTTTTAGTGCGTCTATTAGGCTTGTTCAAACTAGTATTCTTAATAGAGCTATTATCTCTCTAAGAAAAAACGCAGGAACGTATTTAGGTCAAATGGAAATTAATATCCCAGACATAACTGGAACTATGTACCCTCAAATTCATTGTAATTCAATAGTTAGTGTTGCAGATGGCGATTATATAGATGCAGCTTATTATATTACTTCTGGGGCTACTACTACGATAAGTAATACTAGGTCAGCTACTAATATGTTTTGTTACAGGATTTCAGCATAATGCCATACATAGGAAAATCACCAAACCAAGGCGTTAGAACACGGTTTATCTACCAAGCCACAGCAAGTCAAACTTCGTTCAGTGGTTCCGATGCTAATGCAAATTCTTTGAGCTACAGTGATGGTGAGTATGTAGATGTCTATCAGAATGGTGTATTACTTAAACCTGCAACAGATTACACAGCTACCTCTGGTACAACCGTTGTGTTGGTTACAGGAGCATCATTAAATGATGTGGTAGAGATTGTAGCCTACGATGCGTTTACAATAGCCAATAGCTACAGCAAGTCAGAATCAGATACACGGTATCCTTTTCTTGGAAACGACAGTATAATACGAACCAACGGCAACAGTATCACGGCAGATATAACAATACCAAGTGGTACAAACGGATTGTCAGCAGGACCTATAACCTTAACCAATGCTACAGTCACAGTTAACGGAGTGTATACAATAATATGACCAGTAGATTATTAGTAGATAAATTAGAGGGAAAGACTACATCTGGCACTATTCAGATGCCCGCAGGACAAGTACTCCAAGTTATTAATTGCACTTCAAATGCTAGACTTGAAACAAATTCAGGTACTTACACTGATCTTGGGGGTATGTCTATTTCAATAACTCCTAAATTTTCTAATAGTGGTATTATAGGGTTTTATCAATGTCATGCTTATCTGGCTGCAGGAAGTCAAACATGGCACGGTGTTGAATATAGAATACTAAGAGATTCTACAGTGGTAACTGCTGTAACTTCTGGTGGTAACAATGGGTATGGAACTGCTCATGCAGGAACTAATGACAATAGCTATAGGCACATGGTGTATGTGTTTCAATCATTTGATGACTATAATCATGGGTCAACTTCTGCACTCACTTACAAAGTTCAAGTAGCAAACACAAACGGAAGTACAGGAACGCATGATAATAATCAGCCTGGTTATGGGCAAGGTGGTAGAATGACTATTATGGAGGTACAGGTTTAATGGCAAGTGAACTTCATGTAGATGCAATAAAACATTCTGGTGGCACAAGTGCCTTGACGATAGATAGTAGTGGGAATCTTACTGCAAATGCAAATGTTCATTATGCAGGTGGTGTGGTGCAATATAAAAGAGAACATATTGTCGCCAACTCTGGAGTAGTTACTAGCACAAGTTATGCAAAGTTAAATAGTGCTTTAGATGTTACAATCACACCAAAGTTTGCGACAAGTACGTTAATTATCCATGCCGTAGCTCCTGTCTATGTAAATGCTAATGCTTATCCATCAACTTTCTTTGCCTTCTATAGAGATGGCTCAGTAATAGGCGAACACAATCAGGCTCTTGGAGGAGGTTACGTTCAAGTAAACACAGGACAAGTAGGAGGATTTATCCCTTATATTTACGCTGAAGATTCTGCGAACAATACAAATTCAACTACATTTTCGTTATATGTTAAATCTAATTCAGCAGGTAACAATTCAAATTTTTCTGAACTATCGAATAGGTGGGTAGGAGTAATGGAGGTAGCACAGTAATGGCATCAATCCTCAAAGTAAATACCATACAAGACGCAACGAACTCTACTACAGCTATGACTGTGGATACAGCAGGACGTATCTTAACTCCTGCCAGACCTATTTTTTCTTGTTCAGCATCAGGTCAAAGCAATTTAGCAAATGGTGCTACAACTACTGTAACATGGACAGAAATAACTGATATAGGAAATAATTTTGCGTCTAATACCTTTACAGCACCAGTAGGAGGTCATTATCAACTTAATGTTAATATTGATTTTAGACAGCTTTCAAATAATACAAACTCTTTATACAATGTTTATTTAGTTACAACTAACAGAACGTATCAACATAGTACGTCAGGATTTGATAGTGACACACAAAATAGATTTCAGTCAGTTTCTATTTGTCATGTATGTGATATGGATGCTTCAGAAACAGCTATAGTACAAGTATTAGCAGAGAATCAAGATACTGGTCATCATTTACTTGACGTAGGTAGTAATAGTAGATTTTCTGGTTTTTTAGTAGGATAACACCATGAGCAAAGCATCAGAACTAGCAAGATTTATAGGAGATGGCACACTTGGACTAGGTGGGGCTGAAGACAAGAAACTTGTGTTTGACGGCAATGCTCAAGACTTTCACATAGGTTTAGATGACAGTGCAGATAGCTTAACCATAGGTTTAGGCTCTACACTAGGTACTACGTCACATATGGTGATTGATGCGAGTGGACAAGTTACTAAGCCACTTCAACCTGCGTTTTTAGTAGAAAAAACAAGTGCTGCTCAAAACAATCTGACAGTTGGTGCTAAC